CTAAAGCTTCTAAAGCTTATTAAAGGGCTTACCAGTTAAAGATTTAGAAGCTTTAGCTTACGATTGGCGTATTTGGCAACGCCCTAAACAAAAGACACCTGACGGAGATTGGAGCGTGTGGCTTATTCTTGCAGGGCGTGGCTTTGGTAAGACTCGCACAGGCGCAGAATGGGTTAAAGAACAGGTCAATAAGGGCAAAGTTGGACACATAGCTCTTGTTGCCGCCACAGCAGGTGACGCAAGAGACACAATGATAGAAGGCGAATCAGGTTTATTATCTGTTTTTCCTAATAGTGAAAGACCACGTTATGAGCCATCTAAGCGCAGAATCACTTTCAGTAATGGCGCTATCGCCACAGCTTTCTCTGCCGATGAACCTGACAGACTAAGAGGACCCAATCACGATTTGGCTTGGTGCGATGAGCTTGCCGCTTGGCGTTACCCTGATGCTTGGGACATGCTTATATTTGGTTTACGCATAGGCGACCAACCACAAGCATTAGTAACTACCACGCCACGCCCAACAAAGATTATTAGAGAGTTAGTTAAACGAAACGATGTTGTAGTTACTAGAGGTTCAACTTTTGAAAACAAACAGAACCTAGCACCATCTTTTCTGCATGAGATAACAGAACGCTACGAAGGAACACGCTTAGGCAGGCAGGAGCTTCACGCTGAGATACTCGATGATGTTGATGGAGCGTTATGGAACAGAGACATGATTGAAAGGGCTAGAACTTCAACTATGCCTGACATGAAAAGAATAGTTGTAGCTATTGATCCTGCTGTTTCATCTAAAGAACATTCTGCTGAGACAGGGATAATTGTGGCTGGGGTAGACGAAGCTGGACATGGTTATGTGTTAGAAGATGTTTCTAAAAAAGGAACTCCGTTGGAATGGGCTAGTGAAGCTGTAGCCGCCTATCACCGTCTTAAAGCTGATCGCATAGTCGCAGAAGCCAATCAAGGCGGCGACATGATTAGACATACGTTGGACACAGTAGATAGAAACATTCCTATAAGACTCGTTCACGCTAGTAGAGGTAAACGTGTAAGAGCAGAACCTATAGCCGCCTTATATGAACAGAATAGAGTTCATCACGTTGGTTCTTTCCCTGAGTTAGAAGATCAGTTGTGTTCATGGGTTCCAGACTTATCTAATTCTCCTGACAGGCTTGATGCTTTAGTGTGGGCATTAACAGAGTTAGTAGTTGACGGAGCTAAACGAGCGACTACTATTGCTCCCATAAACATGGAACAGACCAACCCTTGGATACCGCAATGAGCGAAGAACCAATTTTTCAAAACACACCATTCGGGCGTTTAGAAATCAACTCTAAAAAGGGAACAACCAAATACGTTTTTCATAACGGCGTGGATACTCGCAGACCAATCAAGTTACGCAAGAAGTATAGGAAGCAGTCTTGAATACAAGAAATAATCCTGCTATTAAGGTAAGCTCAACTTATGTCTTTAACTGACGACTTCAAAAAAGCCGCACCTGCTTCAACCGATATGAGTGAAGTTGGTTCTACTGGGCTTGTCCAATACGGCGGCGAAGTTCAAGAAGATTTCCTTAGACAGCTTCAAGGCAAACGAGGGTACGCCACTTATCGTGAAATGTCAGACAACCACCCTGTCATCGGAGCAATCCTCTATTCGATAGAGATGCTCGTAAGAGGAGTCAACTGGACTGTTGTGCCTTCTGATCCTAACGACCAACGTGCTGTTGACGAGGCAGAGTTCGTTTCAGAGTGCATGAGCGATATGTCACATTCTTGGGCAGATACTCTTTCAAGCATTCTTTCAATGTTGCAGTTCGGTTACTGTTACAACGAGATTGTTTACAAAAGAAGAAACGGACCCGATAAAGAAGATTCAAGCGAGCGTTCAGACTATAACGATCAGCGTATCGGTTGGCGTAAATGGCCGATAAGGGATCAGTCAACTATTATCCGCTGGCAGTTTGATAAGAACGGCGGCATTGACGGCGCTTACCAAATGAATCCGCTTTCAGGACACGGCGAAGTTTATTTACCGATAGAGAAATGTTTGTTGTTTAGAACGAGTACGAAACGAAACAATCCTCAAGGCAGATCAATTCTTCGTAATGCCTTCGTGCCTTGGTACTTCCAGAAGCGTATAGCTGAGATTGAAGCTATCGGTATCGAACGCGACCTTGCTGGTATGCCTGTCGCTTTGGTTCCACCTCATCTACTTTCAGATAACGCAACAGCACAAGAAACACAAGCTTTAACAGCTATTAAACAAATGGTTAGAAACATTCGCCGTGACGAACAAGAAGGAATAGTGTTCCCTCTTGCTTACGATCCTGACACTAAACAGCTTGCCTACGATTTGAAACTGTTGTCTACAGGTGGGCGTAGACAGTTCGACACTAACGCTATTATCGCACGTTACGATGCTCGTATAGCGATGTCAGTATTAGCTGACTTCATCCTTCTAGGACACGACAAGGTAGGCACTCAAGCTCTTTCAGTTTCAAAGATTCAACTGTTCTCTGACGCTTTAGACACTTGGGTTACTGGCATAGCTGACGTTATCAACAATCACGCTATTCCTCGTTTAATGAAACTAAACGGAGTCGAACCACAGTATTATCCTAAAGTTGATTACGATTCACCTAGACAGGTTGATCTTATGGCTATAGCAGATTACGTTTCGAAACTCGCAGGAGTCGGAGCTATCCTGCCTGATGAAAGCTTAGGCGAACACCTAAGAGACATCGCAGGGCTACCGCAGGAGGAAGCGGAAAGCATCGACTAAATGGCTGGCAGAATAAATGTTGGTCGCCCTAGACGCATAAAGCACATTCCTCTTTCTTGGGATGTAAACAAAGCTCGTTCCAATCATCAACCAAAGTTCCGACCTGTCGGCGATGCGATTCTGCGAGGCAGAGAGAAAACAGTTGGTCAGATCATGGAACAGATGTTTATGGCTATGCCACCTGCCTTATGGGTAGTGAATGGTAAGAAAACGGAAGCTGAGTATTTCGAGGAAGCTAGACAGACAGCTGAACCGTATGTGCAACAAATAGCGGCGATCCTTCAACCAACTTTTAATGAAGGATCGTTAATGCAACAGGATCGTATCAGAGCCGAAGCTAATACACAGCTTAAAAGATTAAGAAGTCCGTTACGTTTAACTAACGATAAAGGGCTGGTTACTAAAGCTGTTCAAGAAGTAGGCGGCATTGATGTAGGTAAAAATCCTAAAGCTGTTTGGGCGCCAATAGGCATAGAAGCTTTCGATGAAGTGAACAGCGCTTCTGTTCAATACGCTCAGTTTCGTTCAGGGACTTTAGTAACAGCAATGTTAGACGAACAGCAACGAGTTATCCGAGAGCTTATAGGCGAATCTTTCACAACTGCTCAAACTTTTAACACAGGCAGAACAGTCACAGGGCTTACAGTAGGGCAGACTTCTCGCGCTCTTTTAGAAGTGTTAGAAGAAATGAATCCAACAACTTCGTTAGGTCAGAGCCTAGCTCAGTTTAGAAGCGTTAACGCAGGCGGTTTAACTCACCCTTGGGAGAAAGCTGTGTTCCACAGAGCAGAAAAGCTTGCAACCTCTTTAGCTGATCGAGGCATCACAGGAGCGAAAGCTTACGCAAAGATTCAAACAGATACACAAAAGTACGCCAACAAGCTCAGACGTTCAAGAGCGAGGATGATTTCACGTACAGAAATCAAAAGAGCGCAAGTTGAGGGACAGTTAGCTTCCATGCGTGAAGCTTTAGATTCTGGTTTAGCTGATCCAGCTACGGCAGGCAAGAAATGGATTACAGGAGCCACAGACGTTTGCAACATTTGTTCCGATCTTGGTTTCAGTAGAGCCATTCACATTGACCAATCTTTTGAAGGTGTAGGTGACGGACCACCAGCACACCCTAACTGTAGATGCGATTTGGATTTTAGCCACAAAATAAAAGAAGCCCCTAAAGCTGTCGGTGCGGGTAACCCTAACTTTCCTGCTGGTACTCCTGAGAACCCGATTGTGTGGCAGTTCAATTCGGGTTTCCAAACTCAACCTAATGTGACTACTCGTTTCATGCCGCCAAGTGTTCCAACCGTGCCGTTACGTTCATCGCCTGATTTAGAACCAAGTGAAACAATAGAGATGGTAGAAGATGTGCAACGAGGAATGCCTGCGTTCTACGATGATGTGCCAAAGAAAACCGACACAGGCGCCGTTTATTCAGATACGATGGATATTCAAATGGGAAGAACAGGTAAACCAGCTTTTCCTAATCGTGCTGAAAGACTTAACCCTGCATTAGAATCACTTGATGAAGCTGTAGGACTACCAGATTCAATGATAATGACTGGCGGGAAAAACTC